CCATAATCTTGTTTGCTTAAAGGGTCTCACAGAATTTTTACATTCATCGCATTGCCATAGATTATCTTCATCTAATCTTAACTTTTTCATATATTCACTTAAACAACATTCTAAAGAAGAGGCTGAATTAGGTATTTCTAATGAGATAACTTGAATTGGATCATGATTAGTCGTATAATATTCACAATCAGTGCAACTGGTAATCGCTAAAAGTTGTGAATAAAAGTTATCAACAATATAAGAATAATCTTTTTCATAAAATCGTGACCACGTTTCATTACTCTTAAGATTGATTTTATCGGCTTCATCTTCAACTTTCTTAGAATAAGTCATTGTAACTTCTCTGGATACACCCTGATGTAATAAATCTAAGAACAAAGTTAAGAATTCATCTATATCATTTTGATTAAAATTACTGAAGTAAAGATCTTTCTCTGAACATATTTTCTGAAATCGTCTTAAGAGATTGATAGGATTATGAACTTCTGATGAATCATTTGACCACATTTTTCTCTGAAACTGAAACCATTCATAAATCAATGAATCTTGATTCGATCTCTTACATTCATTAAAAAATTTTTCATTATTTGGATGAAATGTTGTCAGATGACTTAAGCACTGTAGGGCAGAGTTCATGTAGCATGTATTTCCTAAATTAGCTAACCCTTTATTTCCCGCATGGATAGGTTTTACTTGACTAGTCATTTTAACTTAAATATCTATGATTTTTTTAAATAATAAATATACTTAAAATTATTTTATTGACTAAAATTATAAATGAGTGATACTGTTGATAATGTTTTAGATGCTGTTAACGAATCTGAACCTGCTGATGTTGTTGTCGTTGAGGAAACAACAGAAGCATCTGAGGAAGAGGCTCCGGTTGCAAGCGAAGCAGTAGAAGCGCCCGAGGAAGAATCCGTAGCAAGCGAAGCAGTAGAAGCAGTAGAAGCGCCTGAGGAAGAATCCGTAGCAAGCGAAGCAGCAGAAGCAGTAGAAGCAGTAGAAGCGCCTGAGGAAGAATCCGTAGAGGACGAAGAACCAAATCCACCGAGCGAGGCAGTCGAGCAAGTTGTTTCAGACATCCGTGATATTTTATCAGAAGATCCTGTTGCGACAGAAGAATCATCTGTTTCGGGACTCACAGATGACTTAAAACAACGTATTGCTGAATTAGATTATTTACGCGAATTATATGAAAATTTGTCTAATGGAAATATAGAGAGCAGAAATGATATTGTAAAGATGTGGGATAATAAATCTATAATAATTTCTTCGGATGTAGATTATCAAATCATCCTTAAAAACCTTGAAAACCTTCCGAATATCATTGGAAAAACTCTTCGTAATAAAGAAGTTAATAGATCGGAATTATTTATAAACATAAATAATATTCAAGAAAAAATAGAAATTTTAGAAAAACTAATAAATATAATGCATATATCTATTCGTAGAGTTGATATATATTTAGATAATTTTTAATATAATTTATACTTTAGTTCGAGTAAGCTAAGCCACCCATGCCGGACATGATACGGAGGACATTGTAGTTAACAGCATAAATATTTAATCCACCATCCGTCTGAGTGGCTGAGCTGTTCCCAGCTGTTTGTGCCGGAAAAGTTAATTCCGCGTTATCAATTCTAGAGAAATTACACGTTCCCGAAGGTTGGTGTTCTTCAGGTTTGAGAGCGAATGAATAAACACCAATTGAATCTTTTTGTATTACACCCCCAAAACCCGTGTGGTGTTGCCATAGTTGTGCTCTTGTAAAGTACAATCTATCTCTTTCAGAAAAACGATCATGCCCATTTAATTTAAGTTGATAATTACCAGCAACGAGTTGTCCAGGTGTTGAAGCCCCCGCTATTACACCGTTAGCACCGACTGTTGGTAATTTAGGTCTTCCTGTGAATATTAATTCTTTAACAGGATGGTTAAAATTGAGACTTTTCTTCGTATTCGTCGCGGATGACTCTGAATCAAATTGTAATTGTTCTATCAAATATTCATGTGAAACTTGTGCAAAACGCCTTCTTTCATCGGTATCAAGATATATATAATCAGCCCACAATTTGAAATTAGTATGAGTATTAGTTATCTGTGCTGGTGTTTCTGCTATATCTGCTGCGGCCCCTAACTTTATTTTAATTTTAACTTCATGATATTGAAGGGCAATCAATGGTAAAGCAAGACCTGGATTACGACAAAACCAAAATTGTAATGGTATAAAACAATCTGATGGTGTAGCAACGCTAGATAAAGTATTATTATCAACACCAAGGTGATTATACGATGTTTTTTGAAATAAAGTACAACCTGAGGTAGGTTCAGCAGCTGTATTTATCGTGATAGCAGCATTCGCTCCTGTAGGGTTAAAATCTGTTAAATCGTTCCAAGTAGTTAACCAATGTCCATAGTGTTTATCAATCTTTTGTCCACCAATTTCTATTTCAACTTCTTTTAAAAGGCAGTGTCCTATATTAGAACCTAAACAGTTTTGTGCTGAACTAGTATCAACAAGAAAGTTACTAGGGTTATATTCTACATACATTCTACCGACTAAATCACCATTTCTTGAAATAGTCGCTGTAACATCATTGCCGAATCCGGCCGTCCCATTCAAAGTCTGCTGAATTGCTTCCATTGAGAAGTTCGTGTGTCTGCGATAGACAACCTTGAAGAAAGTGATCTGCGGGTTACCCGTAAGGTAAATATCCTGAGCGCCATAAGCAACAAGTTGCATTAATCCTCCTCCCATATTTTTATACCTTCATTATAGAAAAAAATTTTGGCGCAATTAAACTAATTAATAATTTTTAATTATTATTTTTTTAAAAGATATCTTAGAAGATAAAGATAAAGATAAAGATTATATAACTTAGTTAGAGTATGCTAAGCCACCCATACCAGACATGATACGGAGGACATTGTAGTTAACTGCATATATTTCAAGCGCTTCTGCCGTCCCGGTTACGTTAAGTTGTGCATTATCGATTCGCGAGAAATTACAAGTTCCAGATGGTTGGTGTTCTTCGGGTTTTAAAGCAAATGAGTATACAGCAATGGTATCAGCAAGTGTTACCCCGCCGAAGCCAGTGTGATGTTGCCAAATTTGAGCACGAGTGAAATATAATCTATCCCTCCCTGCAAAACGGTCATGTCCATTAAGTTTTAATTGATAACTGTGATCAGCATTCAATACAACATTAATTCCTCCTCCAGAACCCGCCGCTGACGACCATGCGCCTGTCCAAATCAGTTCTTTTACGGGGTGATTAAAGTTTAAGTCAATGTTTTTCTCCGCCTCAGATTTAAAATATTGTACTTGTTCAATCAAATATTCATGAGATACTTGAGCAAAACGTCTACGTTCATCCGTATCAAGATAAATGTAATCAGCATATAATTTAGTGGTACCGCTTGTGTCCAGAGCGGCACTAAATGTTATCTTAATTTTAACTTCATGATATTGTAGTGCGATCAAAGGTAATGCAAGACCAGGATTACGGCAAAACCAAAATTGAAGTGGGATAAAAAGAATACCAGGATCACCAGCTGTCTGAGTTACACCTCCAGCGCACGCCATTCTTTGAAACTTGGTTGGATTATTCGAGCCTAAATCCGTACTACAGGCTGCCGAACTACCAGTTGGATTCGGCTCTGTTAATTCAGCCCAAGTATTCAACCAGTGATTGTAGTGTTTATCTATTTGTTGACCTCCTATTTCACACTCAACTTCTGATAAAATGTGGTATCCATAATTATTTTCAGTAACGTTTGCGCCTGGGTCATGTTCAACATACATTCTACCAACTAAATCACCATTGCGCGAAATAGTCGATGTGATAGAGCTGCTCTGAGCGACCGTCCCATTCATAGTCTGCTCAATAGCCTCCATGGAGAAGTTAGTGTGCCGTCTGTAGACAACCTTAAAGAAAGTAATCTGCGGGTTACCCGTGAGGTAAATATCCTGAGCGCCATAAGCTACAAGTTGCATTAATCCTCCTCCCATATTATTTTTATACCCTCCTTTAGAAAAAAATTCTGGCGAAATTAAACTAATTAATTTTTCCGCGAATGATCTTAAATAATATTTTTGTTTATATTATTTTTGAAAAATGATCTTATAAGATAGAGATAAAGATATTTAATTGGCACGCAACTTAGTTAGAGTATGCTAAACCACCCATACCAGACATGATACGAAGGACATTGTAGTTGACGGCGTAGACGATGCATGCTTTCGCGGTAGAGAAGATTAACTGGGCGTTGTCAATACGAGAGAAGTTACAGGTGCCGGAGGGCTGGTGCTCTTCCGGTTTAAGGGCGAAGGAGTAGACGTTGATTTTCTTGGTCAAGCTAGAAGTGCGTCCCTGTTCCGTTACAGAAGCATCACTTGAAACTTTGAATATAGTTATTTTGTCGTTCGCTGCATCGGTGGACGGCATGGTGGCGGTGCCTCCGATTTCGGTTGGAACAGAGATTGTCATTGTGATATTATCGGCATTATTGGCTCCGAAACCAGCGACGGCGCCGTGTGCGGGGGTACCATTCACAACCCGTGACTGAACGAGAACAACTGCAACGAATGTTTTTGCGACTGCCACATCAAGGAATGACAAAAGCAATTCTTGACCAGGTGCAAAATCCGCTATCGCGGGTGTGGCGGCCCCTCTGATATTTAATATACCTGTGGTGGAGACGAAATTAAAGGTGGAGGCTGCGTTGTCGGCGGCGGCATTAGAAATAAGTTGTGCTGTTATACCGGTCGGAACAAACAGTGTAGTATTACCGAATGGACCTACTGCTGTGAGTCCCTTACCGGCGGACGGTAAATTCTGCCTCGGGACAGCAGTGTGGCATTCGTAAGGCTGTCTGATCTGGAAGTATTCGGTTTCCTGTAAAGCAAAGCGATCATGGCCGTTAAGCTTAATGTTAGCCGAGACATAATCATCCCCGACAGCCGTGGTCCAGATTAACTCTTTTACCGGATGGTTGAAATTTAATTTGTGGGTTCCAGACTCGCTCTTATCCTCTTTCTGAAGCTGCTCAATAAGGTATTCGTGAGAAACCTGGGCGAAACGACGGCGTTCATCAGTATCAAGATAGATGTAATCACAATTAATGGCGCATGTGGTATCAGCATCACCACCCCACTTAACCTTTACCTTAACTTCGTGATACTGAAGGGCAATTAAAGGAAGAGCAAGACCCGGATTGCGACAGAACCAGAACTGAAGGGGGACCTGAATAAGACCAACACCGGACGTTCCAGTAGACCCAAGAGAACCGATCATAGATTTAAGCCCAACAGCCTTGGACTCAGGAGTAGATAATTCATTCCAAACATTCATCCATTCCGAATAATGTTTGTCAATCTTCTGACCACCAATTTCAAGTTCAGCCTCAGTAACAATAGTTGTGGAACCATCTGTAACAGTAGACTTCGTCGAAGTAACATACATTCTGTATACTAAATCACCATTACGAGAAATAGTGCAAGTACTAGTCGCACCACTGGAGGCGGCGCCATTTAAAGTCTGCTCAATGGTTTCCATTGAGAAGTTCGTGTGCCGTCTGTAGACAACCTTGAAGAAAGTAATCTGCGGGTTACCCGTAAGGTAAATATCCTGAGCGCCATAAGCTACAAGTTGCATTAATCCTCCTCCCATTATTTTATAACCTAGAATAGAAAAAAATTTTAGGGAATTAAAACTAATTAAAATTATAGATTTTATGAAACAAATGATTTATAATTAGTTAGAATATGCTAATCCTGCCATACCAGAAATAATTCTTAAGATATTATAGTTAACAGCATATATTGTGAATGTTTTACCAGAGGGAACAGGAACATCATTAAATATAAGTCTCGCATCATCAATTCGGGAGAAGTTGCATGTTCCCGATGGTTGATGTTCCTCGGGTCTTAGGGCAAAGGAATAAACATTGATACGATTTCGCATGGTAGATGT